GGTCAAGTCATGCCCAATCAGATTGGCAAAACAAAGGTTTCTATCGTAGAAGAACCTTTCTCAGACTATGGAATCTATGTTTGGCAGTTACGTTCTGGCAAGGTTTTAACAGATGACCACGGAAATGCCCTAAGCATTGACTCAATGAAGGGCGATGAATCTAGAATTACGCTACTTCGCAATGAAGCAAGATGGTTAGGATTCCCAGATGGTCAGCCTTTGTTTTATGCAAATGTTCGCAAGGTATCCGATGAAGAGTATAGCGAACAGGTTGACCGCATGTCTCAAGGATATATCCCATCAGAAACAGACCTAGGTGCCCTCGTTGATGCAAAGAAAACCTTTGACCAATTTGGAAGTGACGATTAATGAGTTATTATGAATATGCTAACACTCCTGCAAGACTAGATGAGGCTCAAGAGGCTGTAAACGAATTTGCATCTATGGACCCATTTACAAAATCATGGGATGACCTAAAAGGTCTTTCTGGTATGCAAACTAACTTTAAGCGTAGAAGTTCTAGAATGTCTAAAGCAATTGGAGACGATGCTTACTTGGAGTCTGCTAATGCAATTCAGATGGGTACTAATGGTGCTCGTTCAAATGCTATTAATCCTGGAATAGTCTTTCGTAACGCATACTCACTCTTTGATGTAATTACCCCACCATATAACCTTTACGAACTTGCAAATTACTACGACACTTCATTTGCTAACCATGCCGCTATTGACGCTAAGGTAGAGAATACAGTTGGTCTTGGCTACGACTTTATCGTATCTGACAAAACTAATCTTAAGTTAGAGGCTGCCTCAGCAGACCAAATGGCTCGTGCTAGGAATAGAATTGAAAGACTTAAAGTTCAACTTAGAGACTGGGTAGAGGGGCTAAATCAGGACGAGTCTTTTTCTTCAGTTCTAGAAAAAGTATTTACTGACGTACACGCAATGGGTAATGGATATATTGAAGTTGGAAGAACAACTAGCGGAGACATTGGATACATTGGTCACATCCCTGCTTCAACAATGCGTGTTCGTAGATTGCGTGATGGCTATGTTCAAATCATATCAAACAAGGTGGTCTATTTCCGTAACTTCGGTGCAAAGAACATAAACTACATTACAGATGACCCAAGACCAAACGAGATTATCCACATCAAGGAATACTCTCCACTAAACACTTTCTATGGTGTTCCAGACATCATGGCTGCTATGCCATCTCTATTGGGAGACATGCTTGCGTCACAATACAATATTGACTACTTCAACAATAAGGCTGTTCCTCGCTATATCGTAACTCTTAAGGGTGCTCAACTTACACAGGAAGCAGAAGACAAACTATTCCGTTTCTTGCAGACTGGTCTAAAGGGTCAGTCACACAGAACTCTTTACATTCCATTGCCAGGAGACTCAGACTCTAACAAGGTAGAGTTCAAAATGGAGCCAATCGAGAACGGTATTCAAGATGGCTCATTCTCGAAGTATCGTGACCAGAATCGTGATGACATTCTTGTTGCTCACCAAGTGCCACTTTCAAAACTTGGCGGTAGCAGTTCATCATCAATCGCTGACTCACTAGCACAAGACAGAACATTTAAAGAGCATGTAGCAAGACCAGCACAACGCAATCTTGAAAAGATTCTTAATAAGATTATTCGTGAAAAGACAGATGTCTTAGAATTCAAGTTTAACGAACTTACACTTACTGATGAATTGGCTCAGTCACAGATTCTTACTAACTATGTTAAGAACCAGATTATGGTTCCTAATGAGGCTCGTGAACTTCTTAATCTTCCAGAGCGTGAAGAAAGTGACTCAATGATTCAGCCTACCGCTCGCCAAGCAGCAGACTCAAACGCTAACAATGCAGGGAATAGAGAGCGTGATGCCCAACGCCAACAGGCACAGGCTGATAACACAGCAACAACTGCAGGTAGGAATGCTCAAGGCGAGGGGAGACGCTCCTCTTAAAAAAGTGGTATAATAACATTTCTATAACACTTTTACAAAAAGGGGCTATAATTAATACTATGAGTATTCAGAAAGCACATTTTGACATTGACGGAAATAATGTCCGTATCTCTATGCCTCTCACAAAAGTAGACGTAGAACGCAGAATAGTATCTGGATTTGCTACGCTTGATAACATTGACAAGCAGAATGACATCGTTACCCCAGAAGCATCCCTATCAGCCTTTTCAAAGTTCCGTGGTAACATTCGTGAAATGCACCAACCAAAAGCAATTGGCAAAATGGTAGCATTTAAAGAAGACAAATATTTTGACCCAGAGACAAAGAAGTTCTATCAGGGTATCTATGTATCAGCATACGTTTCAAAGGGTGCTCAGGATGCATGGGAAAAAGTTATTGATGGAACATACACTGGTTTTTCAATCGGTGGCAAGATGAATAAATGGGATGACGGTTATGACGAGAAGAGCGACACTGCTATTAGGATTATCAAAGATTACGATTTGGTTGAACTATCATTGGTTGATAGTCCAGCAAATCAGTTTGCCAATATACTATCTGTTGAAAAGGTAGACGGTGTTGATACCATCACAGGTGAGGGTACAGAAACAGTTCTAGAAAATGTATTCTGGGACAAAGAATCTGGACTAGTAACAATCTCAGAAGAGGAATCTGCAACAAGCCCAATTACTGGTGCAAGTATGCAAAACATAGGTTTTGTCGAGAAGTCAGATGCTGACAAACTTGACATAGTAAAGTTCTTAGTAGATAGTGCTAAAGGCATTAATACTTCTAAGACTATTAAAAAGGAGAATGATAACATGACCGAAGAAAACGTAAACGTTGAATCAGTTGAAGTCGCTCCAGAGGCAGAAGTTGTAGTTGACGCTCCTGCTACAGAAGAAGTTGTTGAAGAGACTCCAGTAGTCGAACCAACACATGTAGAAGAAGTTGTAGAAGAAGTTGTTCCAGGTTCAGAGGAAGAAATTGCCAAGGCAGTTTCAGAACTAGGCTCAACAGTTACAACAGCCTTTAGCGACATTACAGCAATCATCAAGTCTCTAGCAGATGCAAATGCATCACTAGTTAATGAAGTTGCTGAACTAAAGAAGTCTATTGGATTTGTTACCTCAAAGGTTACAGATGCAGAGTCAGACTTTAACAATCTTGGAAAGCGTATCGATGCTGTCGAAGCAGACACCGCTTTCCGTAAGTCTGGTGACCTCGGTGAGGTCATTCAGGAACCAGTACTGGTGGAAAAATCAGTATGGGGCGGAAGTTTCCTCACAACATCCGATTTACTAAAATAAATTCACTAGGAGGTGAAAAATAAAATGTCAGAAGAAATTATCAAAAATATGCCTTCAGGTGCGTCTCCAGTTTCTGGATACCCTAACGCTGAAGGTGCTTTCGGTACATCAGACAGCGTGTCGAGCGGCACAGGAGCGTTCTCAGAAAACGGAACTTTCCTAGGCAACAGCCCGACTGCTAACTTTGGTGTAACAACAGGACAGAATGGTGTTAACCCATCGTCTACTTCCAACAACAACTATCCAGGTACTGGTATCCTACGCCCTGAACAGGCAAGACGATTTATCGACTATGTTTGGGACGCAACCACACTTGCAAAGGACGGACGTAGAGTTACTATGAGAGCAAACACAATGGAGTTGGAGAAGATTAACGTGGGAGACCGTGTTATTCGTGCTGCAAACCAGGGTGTTTCAACATACACTAACACTGGTGCAACCTTCTCAAAGGTTGAACTAACTACCAAGAAGATTCGTCTAGACTGGGAAGTTTCTGCAGAGACACTCGAAGATAACATCGAGGGTGCCGCTTTGGAAGACCACTTGGTTCGTTTGATGACCAATGCTTTCGGTAACGATATCGAAGACCTAGCCATTAACGGTGATGGTTCAACAGGTTCGTTCCTAAGCATTATGAATGGATTCATTAACTTGGAAAAGACTAATCCAAACGTAACTGGTTCGTCAAACCTTGGAAGTGCACACGAAGTTATCAACTCAACTCTAGTTGGGTCTAACGTAGCGTTTACTGATTGGACAACCGATAGAATGCAAGCACTTATCTTGGCTATGCCTCGTAGATACCGTGCTATCACTAATGGACTAAAGTTCTATGCTGGTACAGACACATTTGCCAACATCGTAAAGAACAATGGTACTATTATTGCTAACATCGGTTCTACTGAAGGTTCTCGTGGAGAGTTCCTAGGTGGTGCAAACCAGACTTTCGGTGAAGCACGTCAGACTCGTGTTCTAGGTGTACCTGTTCTTGAAGTTCCTTACTACCCTGCAGGATTCGTTGACCTAACGTTCCCACAGAACCGTATTTGGGGCTTCCAGAGAGATATCACTGTAAACCGTTTCTATGTACCAAAGAAGGACACTGTAGAATATACAGTATTCGTTCGTTTCGGTATCGCATGGGAAGAACTGGATGCAGTAGCATTCGCAGACGCAACAACAGACTAATCTTTGTTTAGCGTTACCCTTGAATGGGGGTAGGGATTAAGTTCTCTACCCCCTTTCTACATTTATCTGGTATAATTAAAATAAATCTAAGGAGGATTTATCATGGCTGAAGAAAAAAAGACACCTATCTCAAAGCCTGTTGTTGAAGATGCAGTTGCAGAAACAGTAGCAGAAGTAGTTGAAGAAAAGGTTATCGTAACACCAGAACCAACAAGAGACGTTCCTACATTGGGACACAATGCAGATGGCGTAATTGGTTCAACAACTACAAATGCTGGAAAAGCAAAGGTAGAGAAGGAACAGGTTGTAGTAGACCCAGCAATTAACAAAGTTGCACTATTCTCAACACGCAATGTTTATGCAGACGGTTTTGGAAAAATTAATGTTGGCTACAACATTGTTCCAAAAAAGTATGTAGACTTTTGGGTGGCACAAAAAGGCGTTCGCCTATGCACTCCAGAAGAAGTAGCGGAGGCATTTGCCTAAATGGAGGTCTTGAGAGTTCCACCTTATCCAATTACAACTAAATGGGATGTGCCAGCAGCAAATACTGCATATTCTGTTTATGTACAGGATTTGGTGGACCACTCATCCGAAACATCTACTCTTACGTCAGATGCAAACAAACAAATATCATATATTTTGCCAAGAAGCAAAGTTCAGTTTGACAGAGACTTTTTGTTTCAGGTAAAGGATTCTGCTGGAGAAATTGTTGTAGATGAGAATTTAACAATTTATAGACCATATGTTAATCCAAATACTTTAGCAACCACAGCAGATGAAATTTCCGAATATAAAAGTTGGGAAATAATTGCTAGGTCTATTATGGACAATTATCTGGACAAAAGCGATTTCTATAATCATAAACTTGTTATTGTAAAAGAAGGTCAGGGTGGGGACTATTTTCCAATCTGGCACAACGTTAACAAGGTTCTAAAGGTCTATGAAAATAACGTTCTTATTTATAATGGAGAAGATGTTGCCATAACCCTTGCAACACAGACTCCAACAATATCATCTGGAACTGTAACCCTGACAACTGCTACTGCTCATGGATATGAGGTAGGAGATGTAGTTACTATCTCTGCAGTTGTTCCAACAGGATACCGTGGAACATTTGTAGTTACAGCAGTTCCAACAACCACATCTTTTAGTTTTGCAAACTCAACAACAGGAAATATATCTACTACTGGTACGGTTCTTAGAGTATGGGAGTATGAGTACAAGACATTGCTAGATAATTCTGCTATCGCTAGGGTAGAAGCAAATGGAATATATAACAGGAATGAGTCTACTCCACTAAGGCTTCCATCTGGTTCTGGAGACCTAGCAGTACATGCTGGACAAAGAAATGGCTATGTCGCATTTGCGGAAGGAAGCGACTTTACTTTTGTTTTAGATGCAGGATATAAAACAATTCCAGCAGATATAGAAAAGGCTGCAAAAATACTTGTCGAAGAATTAAAGTGTGGCTCAAATGATTACTATAAAAGATTTGTTACACAATACAGCACAGACCAGTTCGATATTAAGTTTGCACCACAGTTTTTGGAAGGTACTGGCAACATGCTCGTTGATAAGATTCTTAACAACTATAAGGGCAGTACATTCAAGCCAGCAATACTATAATGATATGCGAAACCACAGATTTTATGTATCCTCTACTTGCCGATATATATTATCCAATAGTTGAGACTGGTGCTTATGGTAATTCTAAAAAGACTTGGGTGTTGGATAGAACAGTATCATGTTTCTTTAATCCAGCAGGTAGAAAAACAAAAGAAGATGTTAACTCAGAAAACAAATTAGAACTAGATACTCTTGTTATTGGTAGAGTTAGAAACAATCTAGCAGAAAGTTCCAACGATTCATATTCTTTGACAAACATAATTATTGCTAACATTAGAGATAAAACAGGAAACTTTATTTACAAAGAATCTGCTGGATTAAGAAAAGACAACTCTACAATTTTTGAGATAGCGGCACTGAATCCTGTAGTAGGACCTTTTGGAACAATTGAATACTACAAGGTATTAATTAGACGTTCTGAGAACCAGGCGGCAGACCTATGATATCTGTAAGTTTTGATGACAAAGTTTTTTTTAAAGATATTTCCAATTTTCTAGGATATTCAGAGGGCTTTCTTTTAGGTGCAGAACTAGGTAAAGAAAAGTTTTCAGCATCAATTGCAAAAAACGCAATAGAAATATTTAAAGACTTTGTTGACCAGAATGCAAGAGCAGACCGAAAACTTTACCACCACATATATGAATGGTACCTAGAAGGCAATCCAGAAGCACGTTTGTTTGATATAGACTATAAAGTTACAGATGGCGGTATTTCTTTTAATGGAACATTTTCACAATCTAGAAGTGTTAGCAGAAATTCTAACACACCATTCTACAATAAGGCAGAGATTATGGAAAGGGGTATTCCAATAACAATTAGACCAGTCAATGCAAGTGTTCTTACATTCAATATAGATGGTGAGCAAGTTTTTACTCCAAATGAAGTAACAATAGAAAATCCTGGAGGTACACATGTCATGGGTTCATTTGAAAGAATATTTGACATATTTTTTAAGCAGCATTTCAGGCAGTCTGTTTTAGATATGACTGGCATAACAAAATACTTAAGCAAGCCACAAGCATATAAAGACAACCTTAAGTCTGCCAAACTTGGAGGAAAAACAAAGGGTATAGAAGTAGGGTATAATTGGATTACAAAGGCAGGTGACTTAAGTGTCTAAAACATCAATTTTAAATACCCCAGTATTGTGGGTAAACGCATATCTACAAGAAAAACTAGAAGGTTTAGGTTTTGACAGTATGCCATTTTTCCCATCTGTGCCATCTACCCTAAACGACCTAACTGAGTCTTTTCCAACAAGTGGAGTAATGGCAACGTACGACCGCATGATTAGAATGCGTAGAAGTCCTTTTCCACACATTAAGTGTGAACAACTCTTATACTATTTTTATGCTACAGCAGAGAATTCAGTAATTAACATGGTAAAGATAACAGAACAAACACTTAGACTTATGGACAGAGAAGATGAGACAGCAGAAGAACTAAATAACTGGTGTAGGCTTAAAGGTTCTATTGTTGTTGAAGGAGAAACAATTGAACCTAATTTTAGATTTATAAATTTTAAAGTATTTCAATTACAAGAAACCAGAGACATCGTTAACTTTGGTACAGCCAGAACTTATGCTGGTAACAAGATAATCATTTATTACGACTACATCATGCAACAGTCTTAAAAGGCTGTTATACTTATATAGAGGAAACACCGAACCACAAATTCATAAACGAAAGATGGTGAAAAAAATATGGCATATACAAGAGGAACCGCCACTAACATTATTGTTGGTGCAGCGGCACTATTCGTATCAAAAACTGGTCAGACAATTGGAGACTCTTTGACTCCAACAAGCCTACCAGGTACAGTTGCTGGAGAATCTTACAAGACTACTCTAACAGACAGATGGGGTGCAAAGGTTACAAACGTTGGATATACAAGCAATGGTCTAGACCTAACATTCACTCCAACATTTGGAGACGTTCAAGTTGACCAACTTCTAGACACAGCACGTCTGTTCAAGTCTGGAATGACAGTTACTCTAAGAACAAGTCTTGCAGAGGCAACTCTGGAAAACCTGCTTCTAGCAATTGCTCAGAAGGCAGCAACAGTATCTACTGGTGGTGTTTTGGGTTTAACTATTTCAAGTTACTCAGACACAGGAACTACAACTGGAACTGCAACTACAACAATTACTGCAGCAGCAAACGCATCAAGTGGTTATGTAGATATCCTTTCAGGAGAACTAGGTGACTACCCAGTCGAGCGTGGCTTGGTTGCTGTTGGTCCAAGCCTTGGAGCAACGACTAACCCAAACGAAGAGCGTATCTATGTTGCTTACCGTGCAGTTTCTGTACAGAACGTAACTTTGTCCGCAAAGCGTGATACAGCAACAATGTTCGATGTAGAATTCCGTTTGCTTCCTGATGCTCAGGGTGCGTACGGTAAGATTATCGACCGTTCATTCTAAAACTAAATAATAACTGAATATTGATGAGACTGCCCTAGGGATTCCTGGGGCAGTTTCTTTTGCTATAATATATGTATGCCTACAAAAATATACGATATAGCCTATGTCAAAACAATTTATGGAAAAAAGATAGAAGTTTCTCCACTAAAGATTAAGCATATGAGGGAGTTTATGACTAAGTTTGATTCCGTAAAAACGGCACAAGACGAAGACGAGATTATTGAAATACTTACGGAGTGTGCGACTATAGCAATGAAACAGTTCTATCCAGAAGTAGACACGGTAGAAAAGTTTGAAGACAATTTTGATTTAAAGACAATGTACAAGGTTATTGAACATGCTGGCGGTATTAAGATGGATACTGAAGTAGAAGAAAAAGAAGAAGTACAAGATATATCAAAACAAGAAGAAAGTTCATCTAAGTCTGGATGGGAAGATTTAGATTTAAATAAATTAGAATCAGAGGCATTTCTTTTGGGTATTTGGAAAAACTATGATGAGTTGGAATCTTCAATATGTTTGGCAGAACTAATGTCTATCTTAGAGCAAAAAAGAGAGATGGATTATCAAGACAAAAAATTTACAGCATCACTAAAAGGCATTGACCTGGATGAAGCATCTGGAAAACAAGAAGAAGACCCTTGGGAAGCCATGAAAGCCAGGGTAGCCGCTAAGACTAGTGGTATTGGTAATGGTAATCCTAACGACATTACTTCATTGCAAGGAATAAGGGCACAACAGGCAGGATTTGGAATTGGTAATGGCTTAGACTACCAAGTTCTAAACGATAAAGCCTAATTATGCTATAATTTATCTATGACCTTATAAGGAGGACAAATGACAACAACTATTAATGAAGAGAAGAATATTACTCTTATTGATGGAACTACAGTTACCATTAGACCATTGAAAATTTCATTGCTTCGTGATTTTATGAAGAAATTTGATGAGATTTCAAAGGTTGCAGATGACAACGACAAGTCGATGAACTTGTTGATGGAGTGTGTACAAATTGCTCTAAAGCAGTACAAGCCAGAAATCGCAACAGACCTGAAAGCACTAGAAGACCTTCTAGACCTTCCAACTGTTTATAAGATTGTGGAAGAAGCATCTGGCATCAAACTAGGAGATTCCGCCCTCGGTGGTCTGCTCTAGTAACAAAAATAACTAAAGAGGTGTTTATGGATGGCTGACGATATTCAGTCCAATATTAGAATTAATGTTGATACTGCTTCCGCAATGGACAGCATCAGATTACTTCAAAATCAAATCTCAGCCTTCCATACACAAATGGCTAAAATGGGGGCAGCCAATGTTGCTGACTCCAGAAACATGCAACAAAATTTAATCAACTCGATTAACTCTACTGGTGCATTTACTGCAAATATGACTAAGGTCAAAACAACTGCAGAACAATTTACCTCATCACTTGAAAGAAACAAACTCTCGATGGGAGAGTATTTTAGATATGCTGGCGGTGCATCTAAAACTTTTGGAAAACTATTCCAGGCTGAATTTGAAACAATAAATAAAGTTGCTCGTGAAAGAGTAAAAGACTTACAAAGCCAATATATTAAACTTGGTCGTGATGCCAATGGTGCAATGCAAGCAATTAAGGTTAGACCCCTTAGCCTTGACATGGACAACCTTGCAACAAAAACACAGATTGCAGCACAAAAACAACAACTTTTAAACCAGTTGCTAAAACAAGGCTCAACTAATCTTCTAAACTTTGGTAAAAACACGCAGTGGGCTGGTCGACAGTTGATGGTTGGTTTTACTATTCCGCTTTCAATTATGGGTGGAGCAGCAATGAAAGCCTACAAAGAAATTGAAGAAGCAGCAATTAGACTTAAGCGTGTGTACGGAGACCTTGGCACCACAAACATGGAAACCGAAAAAATGGTCAAGGATATCCAACTCCTTGCACAAGAATACACGAAGTATGGTGTTGCTGTTAAAGATAGCATGGATATGGCTGCAACAGCAGCAGCAACTGGTAAAAAGGGTGCAGACCTTTTAGCACAAGTTGCTTCATCTGCAAGACTTGCTGTACTTGGTGGGGTAGACCAGCAGATGGCTCTAAAAACAACAATCTCACTAACAGATGCCTTTGGTGTTTCCACTAAACAACTTTCTAAAGACATCAACTTCCTGAACGCTGTAGAAAACCAAACAGTTCTAAGCATTGAGGATATGACCATTGCAATTCCAAAGGCTGCTCCTGTTATTCAGCAACTTGGTGGAGATGTAAAGGACTTAGCATTTTTCCTTACAGCAATGAAGGAAGGTGGAATTAACGCATCTGAAAGTGCTAACGCACTAAAGTCTGGTCTTGCATCTTTGATTAATCCAACAAACACTGCAAGTAAGATGCTTCAAGGGTTTGGTATTAACCTTCGTGAAATTGTTCAAGGTAACAAAGGTGACGTAAAGAAAACAGTTGTAGACTTTGCTCAAGCCCTAGACAAACTAGACCCACTAAACAGAGCAAAGGCAATCGAACAGTTGTTCGGTAAATTCCAGTTTGCTCGTATGTCAACCTTGTTCAAGAACGTAATTGAGCAGGGTAGCCAAGCATCAGAAGTTTTAAAACTAGCATCAACAAGTAGCCTAGAACTCTCCATGTTGGCACAACGAGAATTGGGAAAGATTGAGTCTTCACCATTATACAAGTTTCAAAAGTCAATTGCTGATTTTCAAGCACAACTAGCCCCAGTTGGAGAGCAGTTTATGAAGGCTGTTACTCCAATCATTAATTTTGGAACAGATGTTCTTAAAAACTTTAACAATCTTGGAGAAGGTGTAAAAGGTTTTATTGTTAAGTTTGTTGCTGTTGCTGGTGTAATTGGTCCAGTGCTGCTAATGTCATTTGGTCTTATTGCTAACGCTGTTGCAAACGTAATCAAGGGCTTTGCCCTAATGAAAGATATATTTAATAAAACTGGAAAGTCATCTCTAAGCCTTGGCGAACAAGTAAACTATATGACTCAAGAACAGATTCAGGCTGCGGCTATTGCATCATCTCTTGACCAAGTTCACTCCAAACTAAAACAGACATTTACCTCAGAAGCAGCAGCAGTAGATATGTTGACAGCAGCCTATCAGCGTTCTATAGCCGCACAAAGTGCTTTTGCTGTTCCTGTTACACCTAGAGGACCAGTTAAAAAACTTGCCACTGGTGGATTTGTGTCTGGTCCTGGAACAGGTACTAGCGACTCTATTCCTGCAATGTTATCAAATGGTGAAGCAGTTATTCCAGCAAAATCTGTTTCAAAAAATAGAGACCTAGTTCAATCCCTAATCAATAATAGTCTTCCTAGGTTTGCTACTGGCGGTATTATTGGAACTCCTTCAGAATCTTTAATGCAGCAGGTAAGAGGCACTAGTGCAGTTATTGCTTATGGAGCACACCAACCTTTTACTACAGCACATCAGGGAATTGCACAAATGGGAATGTCTATGGCAGAACAGTCTGGAATTCCATTCTTCCAGTTTACATCTAACCAAGGTAAAGCAAAGCGTTCTGTTCTTAGTGATGACCTAAAATCTAGAATGATTTCTGAGGCTATTGGCAGAAACCCTGAATTTGCTAAAAACCCATTTGAACTAATGGCTATGCTTTCTAAGGCTGGTATTAAAGATGTAAACATTCTTCTTGGCGAAGATAGAATGAAGTCTCCAGTTTGGGAAGCAGCCGCAAAAGAATTCGGTATTACTATTACAAAGACTGGTATTCCTAGACCAGCAGGTTCTACATCTGGAACTATGACACGAGCAGCCGCTGCAAGCGGTAACTTTGGAATGTTTGAGTCACTACTTGCATCTGGAATGTCTAAGTCAACAAAAGACGAAATCTTTAAAAGTTTGTTTGCTGCTGGCAAGGGTAGAAAGTTTGCTTTTGGTGGCATGGTCAGAGGTCCTGGTGGTCCAAAAGATGACCTAGTTCCAGCAAACCTTTCTAATGGCGAAGCAGTCATTGATGCTGAAACAACTAGAAAAAATCCTAGAATTATTGGTGCATTGTTTGCTGGCAAGAAGATTGTTCTTCCTGGCTATGCAGAAAACAATTCCGAATCATTTGGTTTTGAAATGCCAGAAAGAATTACTCAGAAAAATGCAAAAAGAATTAAAGAAGCATTAGATGCAGCCAAAGCAGTTAGTGAAGAAGTTTTAGGTGGATTAAGTCAATCTTTAAACAATATTACTAGTTTTACACAAAAAAATATTGATAAAGTTCTTTATTCTCCACAGTTTGAACTACTAAGTTCCATGACTGCTGCTAAACAGGGAAGAAGCACTGGTAGTCAGGGAATGGTCAAGGCACATGGAACTTTAACACGAGAAGTTTCAGCACAAGACGTTGCTTCATTTATGGAACCTGGACAAAATGTTCTTTTAGGTCAAGCCTCTAAAATAAATGCCATGAACAATCTTACTTTTGGTATGCCAGCATCATTTAACAAGGGTCAGTTAACTGGATTAGAAGGGGCAAGTTTTGTCGATAGTTTTTACGATGACTTCATGTCACAACTTGCTGGACAAGGTTTGGACACCAATAGTCCAGAAGCAAAAGCATTTGCTAACAATGTTGCACGACAAATGGAAAAAGCAGGTTCTGAAGTTATCGATGATACTAAATTTGCACAAATTATTTCTACAGCAATAAGTCAAGAAATTGATGCGGTAGGGAAAAATGTAACTCAGGGAGTAAGAAAAGTATTTGACGAAGCAAGAAAAGTCAGTACCATGCAATATACTATTCCTGGAACTCCAACAGCACGAATGAATGTTCCAACATCTGGAAGAGGAAAATCCGCTAACGGACTTCAAACTATATCGCCTGACGTAACTCCATACAGAAGTATTCCACTCATGGTTGGTGCTCATCAAAGGGCTGATGATTTTGCTTCTTTAATAATTGCTGATAGATTTAGAAAAGAAGGAACTGTTTCGGCAGAAGCATTCTTAGGTGCTCATAAGAAGGTGCTAGAAAAGCCACAGAATGACCCTGCCATGCTTTCTAGAGATGGTGCAAGAAGAAACAGTCCACATAGCCAAGCCCCAATTGACGGTAGAGATGATGGGGTAGCGTATAGTCAGGCTCGTACAGATGCAATAGTAAAAGAAGAAGCCAAGGCTGCAACTAAACGTAACAGAAGAGTAACAAGTCAAGGTCCTTTCATTACCCCAGGAGAATCACAGGCACAACAAGTTGAAAGAACTAGAGGCAGAAGAGTAGCATCACAAGGTGAAAGTTTTCTTCCAGAAAACATGGTTGTTATTAATCCTAACATCCCTCAACAACCTGTCAAGCCAGGCATGGAAAATGCTGTTACAAGCCCATCTGAAATGATGACTGGCAGAAAGTTGTCATTTAAGGAAAGAATGCAAATGCTTTCCAATCCAAACTATATTGCAAATAGAATTCAAAGAACAAATGTAAATGACCTTACAGGAAGTATAAGAAATAAGAGTTTTGGTGCATCAGGTGCATTAGCGGTAGGCTCTATGTTTGCTCCAGGACAAATGGGACAAATGATGGGTATGGCTTCAATGCTTACAAGTTTTGGTGGTATGGGTGCTGGAGCAGTTGCAAAAGGAATGAAGTCACTTAGCAAAGAAACTATTGGGTTAGGACTAAAGTTTCTAAAGTTTGCTCCATATGTTGGTACAGCAATAGCAGCATTTGAAGCATTTGATAGTTTTATTATGCCTTTAATTAAAAAGAATTCTAAGGCATATGAAGCAATTGTAGAAACATTGTCTATTACTCAAAATAAACTAGATAAGATTAATAACTTCTTTGGAACAGATTTAAAACTTACTGGTGTTAGAAGTACAGTAATTGCAAGCGGAGACCAAACAAAACAAGAGGCAAGTATTGCCCAGCAATTCCAGCAAAGCCAAGAATTTAAAGATATTTATCAAGAGTCTGCTAGAGAAATGCAAAAACTTACAGATGCTCAATTTAGGACAGCAATGCAAGCAATGTCTGCAGACTTATTTGGTCAGGGCATGGAAGCAGAAGGTGTTACAGCAATTATAGATGCCATTGCCAGAGAAGCAAAAAAGACTAGAGTCAGTATTGCTCCAGAACTTTTTTCTATAGCAAATCCAGAAACAAAAGCATTAATGCAGAAAAATCTAAAGAAAATCTTTGCACAAGTTTCAGAAGGAGCAAAAGGCGTAAGTCCAGAGGGTACTCTTAATCCAACAGGCAGAACACTAGAGGCAGCAACTGGAGCATTTGATAACACTTACCTTACTCCAGTTGACCCTGAGTCTATAGCAAAAATTAAAGCAGGAACTGAACAAATTGCTTCTTACATGAGTGCGTTGTCTGGACAGTTTACTAGTGGAGAAATATCTGCAAAAGAATTTAATATAGAATATTCAAAACTTATATCAATATCGAAACAACAGCCAGGAACTTCTGGACTTGAGGCAATGAAAGCAGCAATGATTTCTCTTAATGCTGAGATAGGTCATGCAATAAAGGGTCTTGATGATTTGAATTTCCCTATTTGGCAAAAAGCAATTATAGCAGGTGTTTCCCCTACAAAAGAAGCGTTGGATGCCGCAGCCTATGGAGGCAAAGAAATTGTAGATGCATACACAAAAAACTTTGAAGAAGCACGAGTGCAACTTGAGTTAGACCGTGCTAAAGAACAAAAACTTAAAAAACAGATTGACAACATAAGCAGTTCTTCTACTGGTCTTGCAAATACGGAACAAAAGATTAATGACAAATATAACAAGCGTATTGAGCAACTAGAAAAAATTAAGACACTTAATGACCAACTTGCAAAATCACAGCAGGGACAACTCACATTAGCAGAAGCCCTTAATAAGGGTGATATTGCTGCTGCTGCTCGTGCTGCAGTAGATATTCAAAATAATGATATTCAAGCATCTCTAGACAATCAAAAGACTGGTCTTGAAGAGGCAAGACAAGCAGAACTAGAACCACTCAAAAATGCTCAGACCGCTAACACAGCAGCAGTTGATAAACTAACAAAAGAAATGAATGACCTGAGTACTAAGGGAGTTGTAGTAAAAAATCCAGAAGGAGAGACTGGACCTTTACTTCAAAGTCAGCAAGGAAATGATGCTCTTGGCTATTTGAACTATGGTGGAAACTTAGCAGCATTTCCTATCACGGCACTATTAACATTGTTTAGAGAAGGTCCATCAGGATTTCTTAAAGGAATGCTTAAAGAATTGTTGCCACCAGGAACAGCAGTTACACAAGATGGAAGACTAGTTGAACAAAGAATGCAAACCCCAGAGCCACAAACAAACGCTAACGGTGGTTTTATTAGAGGTCCAGGTAGTGGAACTAGCGATGATATTCCAGCAATGCTTTCTAATGGAGAATATGTTATTAGAGCAAATGCTGTAAAAAAGATTGGTGTAAATACCCTCGACAAATTGAACCAAGCAGACAGATTAGGCTTTGCTGCTGGCGGTATTGTAAATGCTATGACAGGTAAAAAGCCACCAAGAAAAGACCAGTACCCAAACGTAGACCCATTTGACCCTAAATCAGTTGCGGCATATAGAAACAGAATTGCTAAACTATTTAAGCCAACTCCTAGAAAAGAAGACCCTACATGGTTTGACTGGACTGGTGGAAAGCAGTCACCATTTGATGACACTTTCAACTATCCAGGATACTACCAGTGGACAGCACCTTCTGCTGTTGGTGGGTCTTTTGGCAAAGTCAAAACTGGTCCATCTGCATATACATGGGCTGATAGTCCTTTCCAACTATATAATCCGTTAAATAATAAAAACACTAACAAAAAAATGTTTAATGATAATGGAACTGCATTCCCAAATCCTGCTGCTAATCAAAACCCACTAGATATTATTGAGGCATACAAAAAGATGTTGGAAGGAAGAAAGAGACTAGCCGAAAATGTTTACCTTCCAGACTTAAACAAAGACACAACATTGATGACATCAAAGAATCCAATTCTTTATACTATTGCTACATATGCTAAAGCATTTTCTAATAGAGGTATCTACACAGATAGCACTGGTGGTCAAGACTTAGAAAAAGCAAGGGCATTAATTCAACTAGGAAAAACAAGCAAAATGATTCCAGGTTGGGACGGTCTTGACCCTAAAGAATTTAAAAACCTTGTAGATGCAATGCACTCTGAGTTTGGTCCACAAGTCACAAAGGGCATGATTGGCAAACTAGGGTTTGGTAAAAGATATGACAGACTTATTAATCCACCAAAGGGTCCATCTGCAAAACTAAATTATGCAGAAAATTATTTGGGTATTTCAGGAAGTATTCCAAAAGATAGTCCTATATATCAGTACGCATATAACTATATGACAAATGACTATGAAGGTGGCAAGAGAGGCAGACTGGATTGGTTTAAGGGTTCTCCAAATTCATTTATGCTTAACCCAAAACTTGGAACATATAACAGGCTAGGAGGATATAACGGTTTTGCTAAGGGTGGCATGGTTGGCTGTCCTTGTGGTACCCCAGGATGTCCAGGCTGCTCAAAGGGCTATGCTATGGGAGGTATGGTCCGCAAATATAAAGATGGTGGTATTGTCGAAAGTTTATTTGGTAATACACAGAATTGGTTTAATAATGTTATAAGTAGCATGTTTGGTTCTGGTGGTAATCCAAGTGCCGCTCTAAATGCTACAGCATCAGACATGATAAAGACTGGTGCAAAGAATACAATACAGGGCTATAAAGATTTTGTTTTTGACCCAGCAGACCCAGTAGATTATGGTCTTGCCGCACTTCCTGGATTAAAGCCAGCAAAAACGATAGCAAAGAAAGCAGCAGATGTATTTGGCTTCCCTCTAGTATTACAAGCACCAAAAAAGGGTTTAAGGATAACTCCAACACATTTAGAAGATGAGGCAGCAGGTGCAACACCTGGGGCATTCAGAACAATCAATGGAGCAGAGTATTATGTTAAAAGACCAGATACCACTGTTGAAACAACAGGAGAGTTGATTGGTTCAACACTTTGGGCTAAGTTAGGTTTGGGTGGACCAAAACTTCAAATGCTTAGTAAAACAACTCTTGCAAGTAAGATTATTCCAGACCTGATTCCTTCTTCCCCAGGGTTTTTAAGACAGTATATGGAGAAAGCACCAAACAAGGTTGACGCTGCTAACACTCTTGCTAAAGCAACAAGAAAATATATTGACGAAGCACTACCAACAAACGCACTTTTGGGAAATAGCGATACTCATGGAATGAATATTTTGTTTAACAAAAAAACAAAAAGATTTGAAAATATTGATTTAGGAGTTACAGCATTAACAACTGAATCACCAGACTCTCCAGCATACCTATTTGCAGATGAAGTTGCAAGAAGAACAAGATATCTTGTAGACGGAATGAAAAGTTCTGGATTTAATTTACGTCAAACAAACGATATTCTTAAAAAGAATGGGCTTTCTGAAATAAGTAGAGAGGACTTTAGGTATGTAAGTTTTCTTGGAGCGGGAGCAACAGGTTTGTCTAACTTTACAAAAAATGCACAATACAAAAAGAGTCTTACACCACAAATAAATAAAATATCAAAGATGCTAGGTTTTGATTTAAAGAAAGATATATCAGACCCTGTAAACGTTGCTGCAATTAAGGCTAAGTCAAATCCTTTTATTGCAGATATGATTAAAAATAATCCAGAACTAGCAAAATGGATGAACCTAACATCAAAAACTGAAGATTTAGAGTCTGGGATGACTGGCGGATTAAGAGAGATGTTCTTTAGACTCAAGGATGCATCTAATGACCCAATTCAAAAATTTGCTAAGGGTGGGCTTGTAGGTTATAAAGATGGTGGAAAAGTAAAGTCTTGGGATTTGAAAGACCCATCTGCTCCATGGAACCAAGGAGATTTTAAAAAGTTTAATGACTACCAAACTAGAAAACAGTATTGGGCTATGTCACAACCTGGAAGCAAAGAAATTGTTGATGCTGGAAAGTATGTAGGGTACGCTCTTCCAGGTGTTGGTGCAGGTTTACTCGCTGGAGATTCTGCTACCGCTTTTGGCAAGGGTGATGTAGCAGGAGGTATTCTAAATGCAGCAATGGCTCCTGCTGGAATATTTGGTCCATTGCTAGGAACATTAAAGCCTGTACAAAAATTCTTTGGTGCTTTGATGAAGCCAGTAGCAGCAGTAGCCAAGCCATTAATTAAGATTGCAACACCAGCAGTCCAGGCTGCAAGCAATGCAGCAATGAGAACAGCCTTTAGACTTGGCACGGTAGGAATAGAACAAGGTTCAAAGTCTGCTGCAACATATTTACCAAGTTTTATGAAGTCTAGCATGGGTGCTTTAAATACAAATAATTTAGATTCTACACAGTTTGTTCAGCCACTGCCAATCCAACCAAGGCGTAGAGTTGATGTTGCAGGAACCAACATGATGAGAGCGGTATATGGAGAAAACACTCCAACACTTTATTTAAATCCTCCAACAAAATCTAGAAGAAAACCACCACCTCCACCAGAGCCAAAGCCAAACTTCTTAGAAACTATAAAAAACTTGGCAAAAGATAAAGCATCAAAACTTTCAAATTTAAATATTTCAAAGTCTATAAAGAAGACTGTAAGAGATGCTTCTACATTGATTGATGCAAAGAGATTTGATATGCAAACAAGAAACGTTGCGTCAGTTGATGTTCCTTGGAAAGAGTTAGATGCTCAATTAGGAAGATTAGCAACCAGAGTTCCAAATATGAAACTTGGAAAAGGAATATCTCTTAACATAAAGGGAGTAACTGAGCCAGAAGAAATTGCAGACATGTTCTCTTTCGATGATGGATATGTCCCAGATGAGATGTGGGCGGGATTAAAAGGTGTTTTTGTAAACACCAATGCTAAACTTTACAAAGATAGCCAAGTAGGAAATTTCAGTGGAGTTCTTATGAAAGAATCTGCCAGCACTTCATCAGTTAAAGATAATTTTAAAAGAGATGAATGGTTCTCTATGCAAGATATTTACATAGAACTAGAGAAACAGTATAGGGGCAAGAACATAGCACAAAGAGCCACAACTCAGATGATGGCGTTACTTAAAAATGCTGGTGTTAGAAATGTAAAGATGAACGCTGGACTTACTGATGGTGGATATGCTTGGGCTAGGGCTGGATTTAAGTTTGATGGTAGACCAGAAGGACTTATACAAAGAATGGAAAAACTAAAAGGCATTGTTGGTGACAAGAAATTCCTTGAACTTTTAGATAGACTAAAAACAGCAGACGTTAAAGACTTACCAATGCCAAAAGAAATTTTAGGTTTAAAAACACCTTGGAGAAAATATTTTTCAGAAGAAGAACTATTAAAACAAATTACTCTTATTACTCATCCTGTTGCTGTTAGAGGAGGAAACGTAAATACAAATACCACTTCATTGGGAGAACTTATTATGAGAGGCTCTAACTGGCAGGGTGTTAAAGAACTTCAAGGAGGTCAAAAACTTAGAAAAACTATAGATGTTTTTGCTGGCTCTGTATCTGCATTTCCAAAGACTATTGGAGCAATAGGCAGCAAGGCTATAAATTCTATAGGGTCATTGCCAAAAAACATGGTAGAAAAAATTAAAGCAGCAAAACAAGTAACAGAAAACAGAAAAGTAGAAAGTGTATTTAATGAAGTAGTAAAAAGAATGGAAAAAGAACGTGGTAGAGAGTTTACACCAGAAGAAATAAAATCGATGAGACTACTTCCTGGTGTTCAGTCAGAACTCGCTAGACAGCAAGGCTTTAACAAAGTTATTAAGAATCCAGCAATTATGACAAGAAGAAGTGTTGACTCTGTAATAAATATGCTAAGAACTAACAAAACAAAAACGTTGTTTGATACTGGACACAGTAGAGGTTCAGATGACATACTGATGAGAAAACAACTTGAAAATGAATACCTAGGCATGGGTCCAGAATCAGAGGGGCTTATCTATGGATATCTAGTTCAAAAGGGATTGTTAAAGAGACCACTACTAAAACCACAAAAGCCTATAAAGGTTGATGGTGGAACTGACTTCTACAACCCATTCTCACAGATGACTGCACACTATGGACCTGTTGGAATTGTTATGAAAAACTCATCACTAAGGGGTGCCAGCATTACCAAAGGAGACAGTTTAAATACTTATCTTGCATTAGGAACGACTGTTCCTGTTCCATTCAAAGGTAAAGAAACAGCCAGCCCATTTGACCCATTACAGGCAAGCAGAACGATTGACAGACTGCCAGAATATATGGAAGCACAATTCCTTAGATACTCTCCAAGAGAAGATATTGAGTCACTTTATGTACAAAATAAAGAACACCTTAAACAGTTAAGGGCTGTTGTCAAAGAACTAGGATTAAAGATACCAGTCAGAATGTATAATAAAAAACCAGTAGTACAAGATTTTCTAGAAACAATAAAAAACGCTAGAAAAGAAAGAATTAGACAAAGAGATGAGCAAGACGCTATTGCCAATTTTGCTAATGGTGGTATGGTTCGTAGATATGCTCTTGGTGGTTTTGTAATGCCTAGACCAGAACCTGTACCTCCACAGTTTGCTAATGGCGGAATGGTTAAGGCGGCTACAGGTGGAATGATTATAAATGGAAAGTTGCTTGGTGCATTTGCCAATGGCGGCATAGTCCCTTCAAAATTTGCTATGGGTGGCTATGCTATGGGAACAGATACGGTTCCTGCTATGCTTACCCCAGGAGAATTTGTAATTAAGAAGTCAGCGGTAGATAGAATTGGAACCTCTACTCTTAATAAGATTAATAGATATGCAGAAGGTGGACTTGTAGGTGGAGCCTCAGCGGTAGCAGGAGATTCAGTGTATAATAGTAATACATATGAAATAAATGTCAATGTAAGTTCTAACTCAAATCCTGACCAGATAGCAAATGCGGTAATGAGTAAAATTAGACAGATTGACAATAAGCGAGTAAGAGGAAGTGCGTTTAATGGCTAATTCAAGTTATATGGCAGGTAGAAAAAACTATGCTAGACCACAGGCGTTGCTGTTCTCTGAAAACCCTGGAACTATTGTGGATGGGAAATTTGTTCCAGATGGGAATGAGGTCTCTACTCACAACAGCGTTGGAGAAGATTTTATTATTCTTTCTGACCACAACAGAGGCTCTTTAGATTTTGGTTTTCAAAGAATTGAGAATCGTCAAAGAACCGTTAATGGTCGTATGCGTTCATACTGGATAGCGGACAAAAGAGTTCTTAATGTATCTTGGACTATGCTTCCGTCACGTTCATTTTCAAGAGAACCAAATTTTGACTCATCTACAGGTATACCAGTTGGAACAGGTACAGAATATACTGTTGATGGCGGTGCTGGTGGTGCAGAACTTTTAGACTGGTATGAAAATCATAATGGGACTTTTTATGTGTTTGTTGCCTATGACAAACTTGATGTCAATAATGGCGATGAGCAATACGCAAAACTAGGGCAGTACGCAGAAGTTTTGGAGATGTATATTACAGATTTTTCTTGGAATGTTGAAAAACGTGGTGGAACTAATTACGACATGTGGGACGTGTCTATTTCACTGGAAGAGGCATAATGTATATTATTAAAGATATCAATAATAATATTGACCCAACTCTTACAAATTATCTTCAAGAATCTTCAGCAATTGAAACAAAAAGCAGGGTACTTGCTGAATGGAATCTTAATATCTTTGAAAACATTGAGGCTATTGGTAATTACAAGAATAGACCTACAACATCTAATACAGCAGACACTGCAGCAGAGGATTGGGTTATGGAAGATGAAAACACCTTAGAGGCAAACAGAACTTGGTATGGTTCTACAGACTATGATACAGTTATTGACGGTGGCTTTACAGATGAAAACTTAACACCAGTAACTTTTCAGTCATCCAATGAAAGACAAAAATCTTTAATGTCGCTAGAGGATTGTTTTAAAAAGTTTAGACCACGTTCTGGAATTAATAAACTAAGATTAAAAGATATTGGAGTGGCTATGTTGCCAGTTTATTCTGGCGATATTTTTGCTAGACCAAGATATTATCCAGCAGGTAAAAACGATAAGTTTAAGTATTGGTCATCATATAGAACTAGTGGAACTGGTTTTGGAATTTCACAATTAGGAAACTCACCATATTTAATTCAAGATGCTGCACCTTTTGTAGTGTATAAAAATAGTATTCCAACAAATAAAATTGTTATGAAAATTCAAACAAATGTTAGCAAGATTGATAAGGGTGCATTAATTGATAAAAATTCTCCAGCAAATAAGGACCCCTTTTTTATTGGCTCTAACTTAAATTATAAGTCTACTCCTTTGCACTGGAAGATTCAAAAACTAAACTCTGAAAATAAATGGGAAGACATTTACTCTGCTACTTCAGACCAGTTTACAGCAGATGCTGGATGGGATGGTTATTTTCAGTTATCTTATGGACTAACTAATAGTGAAGTTCTTACAACATATAAGGAAAACTTTTTACTAGTAGGAACTCTTTCATCACTGTTTGGTTTGCCAAATATTGTAGGAGAAGAGTTTGCTGGACAAGCATACTTGGTAAAAACATCAGACACAGAAGTGGGTGCTCTTTATATTCATAATGGTGGAACAAGTTCTACAACACTAAACAACTATACCGCTGCAATTACGCCAGTGTATGGTTGGTACAGAAGCCAAGAGTCCGTTACAAATTCTCAACTATTTGTGACAGAATTAAATAAACTTAATGCACCATCTTACGGAGTAACAACTAAAACATATAGAGAGTTTGAATACATTCGTGGTCTTCGTATTGTTGTAAACAGAATGACAAATCAAAGAACAACATTTGACTTAATAGAACTTTCTCCAAGATTAACAGTAGACATTACAGACATCACAACTGGATTTTCTTTAAAAAAGTATGCGTCAGACTTGGGTGTAAGTTCTTTACCAGTAGGACAACTTCTTGTTTCTACTGGAAGCCTTTCTATTATTGACTATAATCAGGTGTTTAATTCAAACAACAGGGATAGTTTAGTAAACGTATATACAGGAAATTCACTTCAATTTAGTTTTATTGATAAAAATCTTCAGTTAAAATTTTACGAAATTATTTCCAGGGTAAAGCAAAATGATGATACATACAGAGACTACTACATACCATTAAAAACAATGTATGCAGATGGCTTTCCTCAGTATGATGATTCAAATAGAAATTTAAATATGAACCTTAGAGATTTTGCTTTTTATCTTGAATCACAAATAGCACCAGAAATATTTTTAACAAACGCATCAACAAGTTATATTATTGCTACACTATTAGATTCAATTGGATTCTCTAACTATGAATTTAGAAGGCTTCCAGGAGAGCAAGACACGGTTATTCCAAACTTTTTTATTTCTCCAAACAAAACTATTATGCAAGTGTTACAAGATTTAGCGATTGCTACACAGACAGCAATGTTCTTTGACGAAATGAATAATTTTGTTGTTATGAGTAAAAAGTATTTAGTTCCAGACAGCACAGAAGAAAGAAACTTTGACATCATGCTTTATGGTTCAGATGTTCTTGTTGAGAATGCAGAGTCATTGCCAAATAAAAAGGTAGCAAGTAAAAAGGCAAATATCCTAAACATATCTTCACAGTCAAACGACATTTATACGGATGGAAAGATTACCTACTATAATCGTTACATACAAAAAAAGTCAAACGAAATAACTAGAGAAAAACTGTTAGATAAAAATAAATTTTTATCTTATGAACAGCAGGTCTTATGGTCAATTAATGATAGGCAAGAAACAAAAACTCAAACAAAAAATGAAGAAAATGAAAGCGTTTCTGGTTATGCTCTTTCTGCAATGGCTTTGGCAAAAGGTTTGTCAAAGGAACTACCTAAAGTTGTAAATCAAATAATTATTAATAATGAAATTGATTTTGGAGACAATGTTTACTGGTTGGCAAGACCAAGTGGATATTTTTATGCAAATGGAGAAATTATTAAATATGATGCTATTCAATATATGGCAGGAAGCCAAAAAGTTTGGGTAACTAGTGAAAACGACTATGTAAAATATTTTTCTGAAGTATCTTTTGGACAAAAAATGTATCCTACTGGAATAGTTAGGATATATGCAGAACCAAAATACAACGCTGATGGAACATATGTAGAAAATACAATTGCAAAACATGGTCGTGGGCAATTTGGAACAACCGTAACAAGTCATTTTGCTACAGAAAAAGAATTAGATAAAGCGTGGAAAACACCTCAAGAGCCTTTAGTTACAAACTCTCAATATTTATTTAAAAATACTCCGTCAACTACATTTACAACATCAGTAATAAACAATAAGTCAAACTTATTAAAGGCTGAAATGAAGCCACCAACAACAACTATTAAAAACTTTTTAGGTATGCCAAAGTATAATTTAACAACTAAAAAATATGAGTATCGTGAGTCAATTCAAGCCTCTGCCCTAATCCTTTCTGGTCCAACCTTTTCTGTAAAAACAAATAACGGTCCTTCTATGAACTATGTAAAAAAAGATTTAAAAAATTCAGTAGCCTATGATACTTTTGGAGCAAGGATAAGACTACTTGGAACTCAGCAAGAAAAGAAGACTGACAACACTCAAAAACTTGCTGGAAGTTATCCGCTATATACTTCAAAGAATTTGGACTCTCAGGTAAACGGAGAATCTGGTGGCATTGGAATTTTGACTAATTCAGATGGTGAAGGATACTATTACGAAATAGTTGCATTAAATTATGTAAACTCTAAAAATGCTGATGGCTCTAACAACTTTATTAGACAAAACTCTATTGATACAGATACTTTAATTTTTTATAGGCTTAATCTTGAAAACGGCATTTTAAAACCAACAGTTCTTTTTAAAACATTTCAAAATATTCTTGTAGATTCTGGAAAATTTGCTTCAAAAGTAAAAGGTTTACAAGATTCTGTTGAAGATTCTATTTACGATATAGCACTTAAAGTAAATAAAATAAATGACAAAGATTGGAGAATTTCTGTTTATTTTAATGGAAAATTATTAACTACCGTTCAAGATACAAACCCAGTTAGAAGCAGAATATCTCAGAACATATCTTTGTTTACCAGAGGCTCTTCTCAGGTAATGTTTAATGACGTGTACGCTATAAAGACTATGACAAAAAAGCCAGCAGCCATAGAGGTCTCCGCATCGTCAGAAATATTTAATGGAAACAAAACTTCAAATTTAAGTTATAACAAATATTCTTTAAGTTCACTTGTGGCAACAGGCTTTTTATCAAACTTGTCCCCATCCGAAGTTCCAGAAAACAATATTTATTATGAGGAGTTTGGAACAATTATGAGAGAGTGTGCATACCTTGACGTAAAATTTGACAAAGTTTATCCAGCGTTGCGTTCTAAAATTCCTCCACAGGTAGCATCGGTTGCCCAATATTTAGTTACTGGATACTCTAGCACACCATATCGTGCAGAATTTTTAGTTTTCAACACTTCAGATTTTACTGTAGGTTTAGGAGATGGTGATGACTATTCCACAATTCTTAATATTGTCGGAATTGGATATACAGAAGAAGTTGCTAGAGAATTGACGGTAGATGGATTCTATAATAAACGTAGTGATTTTTCTACAAATAGCGACTATAGTTCTCAAATGTATAAAAATAAATATATAGATATTAAAAACAGCAGACTTAGTTATGGAAACAAAGCATTTGCCATTGAGTCTCCATACATTCAAAGTGAAGAAACTGCAACAGAGTTAATGGAATATATAATTAATAAAGTTTCTAAGCCCAGGAAAGCAGTTGGTGTTCAGGTATTTGGTATGCCTATTATTCAATTGGGAGACTTGGTTAAATTTTCATATGATACTAACTCAGTATTGCCAAACACTGTTACTGATAATAACTTTGTTGTTTATGGCATTGAGCAAGATGTTTCAGAGGCAGGTCCTTCAACAATTCTATATTTAAGTGAGGTTGCGTAATGAGTGAAAAAGATAGCAACTCAAAACCATTTTTTCCTGGACGACAACTGCCGTCATCAAAAAAAATAGACCCAAAAGATAAGTACTGGAGAGCACCGTATAAACCTGGTATGGCTCCTAAACCTGAGATTCCTTTTGACTTATCCACCGTTGGCAGAACCACAAATAAAACGGTTTTGGATGATGTTAAAACATCAACCAATGCAAACTTTACAGGACTATTCTTTTCGGCATTGCCAAACTATTTTATACAAGAAGCCCTTAGTTTAAAAAGCCTAACTGGTAATGAAATTTTGCAAGTTGCTCATAGAGAAAATTTCTATACAACTGCAGAGGTGTTAAATAAAAATATTAT